AGAGTTGTACTCCCGAGCAGATAGTCAGTTTGATGCTGAAGCGGCAGATGAGTTGTTTTCCCAATGGAAGTCAACCAAAAGCGCATCGTCAAGCGTACTAGATGCAGAGAAGGCTTCTCGTAAGGAGACTTTGAAGAAGGCGTCAACAGGGTCGTCAAAGGGAAGTTCTGAGCCGAAAGGCAAGACCTTCTACCGCAGACGGGACATTATTGAACTCATACAAACCAATCCAGAACGATACCATGCTATGGAGCCTGAAATAAGACAGGCTTACGCAGAAGGTAGAGTTCGCTAAATAGAGGCTTTACATCATGGCTAGCGAAACTTCAGGCGCGTTCTTTACCGCGAACGCAGTAGTAGATAAGACAGCAGCAGATAAGTTCATCCCCGAGATTTGGTCTGACGAGGTGATTGCTGCCTATCAGAAGTCTCTCAAGATGGCCCCTCTTGTCAAGAAGATGAACTTCAAGGGCAAGAAAGGCGATGTTATCCATCTGCCCAAGCCGGTTCGTGGCTCTGCTAGCGCCAAGGCAGAAGCAACTGCTGTAACAATTCAAGCGAACCTTGAGCTTGAGACCACTCTGACAATCAACCGTCACTTCGAATATTCTCGTTTGATCGAGGATATCGTTAACGTCCAGGCTCTGTCTTCTCTGCGTCAGTTCTACACAGAAGATGCGGGTTACGCACTGGCTCGTCAGATTGACAACGATCTGTTCCGTGCAGGTACTGCGTTTGGTAACGGTACACTCGACCTGACTGTAGCCTTGTCAGGAACCTGTACTGGTGCTGCGTGGGTCAACACCAATAGCTATTACGTTGACGCATCTACTGGTCTGACTGCGTATGCGGTTGACCAAGTTGTGACTGGTGACGTGTTCACTGACGCAGGCTTCCGCGCACTGATTAAGAAAATGGATGACGCAGACGTCCCCATGACCGATCGTTGCTTCGTGATTCCTCCTGCATTGCGCTCTGCAATCATGGGTGTTGACCGCTATGTGTCTAGCGACTTCACTGATGCTCGCTCAGTACAGTCAGGATTGATCGGTAGCGTGTACGGCATTCAGATTTATGTATCCTCCAATTGCCCACTGATTGAGGATTCAGTATCCAACACTGCCGGTACTGTTGACGTTCGTGGCGCGTTCTTCTTCCACAAGGATGCACTGGTTCTTGGCGAGCAGATGAGCGTTCGTTCACAGACTCAGTACAAGCAAGAGTACCTGTCTACCCTGTACACTGCCGACACACTTTATGGTGTTCAGGCTCACCGTCCAGAAGCAGGCTTTATCCTTGCCGTTCTTGATGCCTAAGTAAAAGACGGGGGGAGGTAACACTCCCCCTTGTCCTTCCAGCCTAACATCCATCAGAAGGGCAAATAATGAGCAATTATACAAAGGCAACGAACTTCACAGCAAAAGACAGTCTGACATCCGGCAATCCATCAAAGGTTGTTAGAGGCTCAGAGATCGACACAGAATTCACGGCAATACAGACGGCGGTCAACTCCAAAGCTGATCTGATTAGCCCAGTCCTTGTTACGCCTAATCTTGGAACTCCCTCTGCCGGAGTCCTCACGAACGCCACTGGACTTCCCATTTCTACTGGAGTATCTGGGCTTGCAACAGGCGTAGCTACACTCCTTGGAACTCCAAGCTCTGCGAACCTAGCCGCAGCAATCACAGATGAAACAGGCTCAGGCTCTTTGGTATTTGCAACATCACCAACGCTTGTCACCCCTGCCCTGGGAACTCCTTCAGCCTTGGTCGGCACAAACATTACAGGTACGGCAGCAGGCTTGACTTCAGGCAATGTAACTACCAATGCTAACCTGACAGGCCATGTTACCTCCGTTGGTAATGCAGCAGTCCTCGGCTCTTTTACATCTGCCCAACTATCTACAGCTTTAACAGATGAGACAGGCTCAGGTGCTGCTGTCTTCGCTACGTCTCCGACACTGGTTACACCGGCCCTTGGCACACCTTCAGCCATCGTTCTGACCAACGCATCCGGCACAGCCTCGATCAACATCAACGGCACAGTGGGCGCTACTACTCCGGGGACGGGGGCGTTTACGACGCTGAGTGCGAGTGGGACTGTCACCCTCTCTGGAGGCACAGCCAACGGCGTGACTTACCTGAATGGCAGTAAGGTGCTGACGAGTGGGAGTGGGTTTACTACAGACGGGACGAATGTTGCAGCGACAGGCTCTGGAACTTTCGCAAACCTTTTGTTGACTGGCGGCGGTTTACCGGCGGCTGGTAATCCGAGCATTGCCTTACGTTCGTCTGACAATGTGGTCTATCACCAAGCAGGCAGCGCCAACGCCATAGTAATGCTCGACTCTGCACAAAATACGATGCAAAACATCGGAGCAACATCTCAGATTTGGAACATCAGCAACACCGAGCGGATGAACCTCTCCTCCACCGGCCTAGCAGTAACCGGCGCAATCACAGTAAACGGCTTCGACGGGCCGACAACAAACTACTTTTCGCTTCGGCCCGGATTTGCTCCCACAGCAGTTGGCGGATCAGGTATCGCCGCTCTTGACCACGTTTCCAGTAATGCTGACGGAATTGGCGTCTATGGTCATGACGGGCTTACGTTATTCACAGGACAAACAGCAAGGCTTTCTATCGCAGCCAGTGGTTTGACTACAATCAATAACGGCCTAGCAGTAACCGGCACGCTGAGTGCGACCTACTCAGGCTCTGGCACTACGGCAACATTCTCCAACTCTCAAGCTGCCACCTACGGCGTTGTTGACATTAAGGGCACTGATAGAGGCGGGGAAGTTAGATTCTTCAATGGTGCGACTGCCCTTGGGTCTATCTATGTAGACACCGCCAACACCCTCAACTTCACTGCCGGGTCTTCGTTTACTTCGGTTGGGTCGTGGAACTCCACCGGCCTAGCAGTAACAGGCGCAATCACACCCACAACCGGAGTCTATCTCGGCGGCACTGCTGCTGCGAATTTGCTGGATGATTATGAGGAGGGGACTTGGACGCCTTCTCTTTCTGGCTTTACCACGTCCGGCGTCGTTACAGCGACTGGTCAGTATCGGAAAATAGGCAGCTTAGCGTATATCCGCGCACAAATAACGGTGAGCGGCGGGACTACCGCTGCGGTAGCCGGGACTTCCTATTTGTCAACGATACCATTCACTGCGGCAAATGTGCACGGATGCGTGACGCAGGATGCTAGTACCGGCGTGGGGCTTGGCACTGGGTCAATACAGGGCACAGTTATGTATCCCGCAAGCTACGTTGCAACAGCGAACACAATAACCGTTGACGGCACCTATTTTGTTTAACCCATTAGCCCATCAGAGATGAGGCCAGACCAAGGAGAAAACAGCATGGCATTAACAGAACAGTCAGTAGTAGACAAAATCGAAGTAGTCGAGAACGGTATCGTTCAGGCTCGCACAGCATACAGAGTGCTCAGAGACGGCGAAGTTATCGCCACCACATTCCACCGGCACACCATAGCGCCGGGTCAGGACTACTCTGGCGAGGATGTGCGAGTACAGGCGATCTGTGCGGCAGCGCATACTCCTGAAGTGATCGAGGCGTATGAGGCATCACAAGAATCCGTAGTTTAAAAGGCGTCCCTTATCTAAGTTTGTTTATCGAGGTGAGTATGTGGGGGAGAATAGGAATAGGAATCATAGCCTTGCTTTCCACATGCCTCATTACGATGCTGTTAGTACAAATCCTGCTTACTTGTTATTCGCTCGACATTAACCCACCCATTAACAGAGAGATGTTTATCCTACTAACGGCTGGAGAATTCACATTCTTCTACCACTGGATGATGAAGCTCAGCAAGTAAAGGTTTATCTCATGTCAGTAGAGCGAATCAGGGCGCTAGAGATACAACAGATGAACGATACCGAGAAGCTAGACGATGTTCTTCTCGCCTTGCGGGATCAGGGAAAGGATATAGAGGAGATCAAGTTATCTCTCAGTAAGCAAAAAGGTTATATAGCAGGGGCTATGTCAGTGGTTGTGGCTATATGGACAGTAGTATTGGCCGCAGCGACCCTTCTGTGGGATAACATAATCGAAGCAATATCATCCGCTCTCAGGTAAATTCATAAGCAATTTAAAGGACAAAACATGAGCAATCCAGTGCAGTACAAGGCAGTAAACTTAGCTACAGAAACTCCTGTAAGTGTTACCACAGTACCCAGCGAGCTTATCAGCATACGCCCTAGTGTTGTGATGTCGGCACACGTGGTTACTGTCTTAGACGGAGCAGCAGGTACTCTGGTGGGAACACTGACAGCATCATCTGCTGTTACGGCCAAGTTTGAGTATGACGGGATTGCTCTAAATAATGGCATCCAGCTTGTTCCCAATGCCGCATCTACGGGTACAGTTATCGTGGCATATCGCCTGATATAACCTAAAGTCAAAGCAACCGCATTAGCACTTAGGTAATCAAATGGCTATTCCTCAAGATCAATTAGCACAAGCATTCGCACAGTGGTCTGCGGCCAATCCTAACGCTACAGACGCTGATATGGCAATGGCAATGCAGCAGGCAGGGGTCAACCCTTTAGAGCTGTCTTTAGCCCTTGGAATCGATCCTAACGAGGGCATTAGCAGATACAACGCAGCCATTGAGCAGAATCCTCTGTCTAATCCCCTAACGTCTGACGAAAGCTCTATGGGTAATCCTTTGTTGGCGACAACGGTTAATACCATTGGGCAGAGCTTTGCTAATCCAGAAGTCCTCACTGCTACTATGGGCGAAAGAGTAGTTCCGGGAATAGCAAGCGGGATAATTAACTTTGCAGCAGCAGATAGCGCATCTGAGCGAAAGAACGCAGCACTCAATACTCTAATCAGTGTCATTGGTGGCCCAGCAGGAACATTGTTTAAGGCATTCCTCGACCAGTTTGGCTTCTTCAAAGGCGGCGGTCCAGAAGCAGTTAACCTAACCCCAGAGCAGCAGGTAGAAGAAGCATACAAGATATTCCAAGATCAGCAGCTAGCTACTCAGGGAACAGAAGGCCAGGACGCAAGGCTCATGGGCATGATTGCAGATGCCGACAAGATTGGCCTAGATACCACAGACCTCAGAACTCAACTAAAGAATGAGTTTGGCATAACCTCTGTCCCCGGAGACTTGCCTGAAGGTTATGTTAAAGATTCTCAAGGATTCATAAGGGATGTAGCTACAGAAGGCTATTGGACTATTGGCCGTGACGGAGAGCCAACAAAGGCTACCGTTCCTATGGTTAGCGTGCCAATGCCTGATGTCTCTAGTGGAGGCCAGGCAACTACTTCAGGCTCCACAACTGATGTTGTTACTGATAGCGGCTCCACAACTGGGCCGTCAACTGGGTCGCCAACTGGGTCGCCAACTGATGGTGGAACTGATGCAGGCTCTACATCAACCACGACCCCTTCGGTTGACCCAATAACAGCAGAGCACCCCTGGAAGTATTCTAATGGTCAGTTTACCCACGTGTTTACTGGAGAAGTAAAGCCAGCCCCAGAAGGAGTTACTTACAACGAGGGCGAGAACTACAGCCTTGGTAACTATGGAACAAATACTTCTGTTACGCCGAGTGCTGACTGGAACGGAATCTTTGGAGCGGCTGGAGTTGAAGGCGTTCTGGCTGAAATGAACAGGACTGGAAAGAGTGCGGAAGATGTTGCAAAGGAAGCAAACGTAAGTCTTGTGGATGTAAAAGCTCAGATATCCGACTATGTAAATTCCACTCTTCAAGGCCCAGCAGGGAAGGATGGCGTCAATGGCAAAGACGGGGCTGCGGGAATTAACGGAAAGGACGGGGCTGCTGGCATCAATGGCAAAGACGGGGCTGCTGGTGCTACTGGTGCTACTGGCTCCACTGGCGCTATTGGCCCTGCTGGTGCTGCTGGCCCTGCTGGAGCTACTGGTGCTACTGGCAATACTGGATCACAAGGAGTCCAAGGCCAAGCTGGAGAAAGAGGCGAGCAGGGACTAATGGGTCAGATAGGTGCTGCTGGACGTGACGGGCGTGACGGACGTGACGGGCAGGCTGGTGCTACAGGGGCTACAGGAGCTGCCGGAACCAATGGTCTTAACGGCATCAATGGCATCAACGGTGCCACAGGGGCTACAGGAGCTACAGGGGCTACAGGAGCTACGGGTGCTGCTGGAAGGACTGGATTGATTACAAGCCTTGTAAATGCTACGCCTATTGCGTCACAACTATTCAAGCCCGAGCTATTTAAGTCGGAGGCTTCGACTAAGGGTCTTTTTGACATGGTAATGAGGACAAGAGCATGACATATTTGCAGCTTATCAATGGTGTTCTGAAAAGACTCCGAGAAACCCAAGTCACTACCGCTGACGCTAACGAATACTCCACACTTGTTGGTGCTTTGGTTAATGATGCAAAGTCTCAGATTGAAAACTCGCACTCTTGGTCAGCACTAAGAACCACAATTGCCTTTTCTACGGTATCAGGAACTAGCGTTTACTCTATTACTGGTGGCGGGACTCACCCCATTATCCAAGCCATTGTTAATGATAGCGGGAATAACTTTATCACCTTTAGGGACGCAGACTTCTTTAATCGCGCCTACTACATGGGCCAGGTTCTTAGTAACTCACCCACACACTTTACGATGGCGGGTCTCGATAGCAGCGGAGACTTGAGAATCAAGCTGTATCCGCAACCGGATGCGGTCTATAACATTCGTGTTGACGCAGTTGTTCACCAAGATGACTTAACCGCTGACTCAACAGAGCTGCTGCTTCCGTATAATCCAGTGCTTCAACTGGCCTACGCAATGGCTCTTAGGGAGCGCGGAGAGAGCGGAGGTCAATCAGCGCAAGAGCAAATGATTCACGCCGATAGAGTTCTATCTGATTATATTGCGATTGATGCCAACTACTTCCCAACTGAAACAGCCTTTGTAGTCGTATAGGAAACTTATGGCACAGCAGATTCAGAACATTACAATCACGGCTCCGGGGTTTGCTGGCATCAACACCCAGGATGCTCCGCTTGCCCAAGACCCGAGCTATTGCGCTATTGCTGACAACTGTGTGATTGACAAGCAGGGCAGGATAGCTGCAAGAAAAGGAGCCTTGCTTCTTACGACTAGCGCAACACCTCTTGGGTCATCTGCTGGGATTAAATCCATTAAGCAGTTTCGTGACGACTCAGGGGCAACTATTGTATTCTCAGCCGGCAACAATAAGATATTCACAGGAACTACAACCCTGACAGATGTCACCCCTGCTGCCTATACAATAACCGCAGACAACTGGAAGATGGTTAACCATAACGAGCATATCTACTTCTTCCAAAGAGGCTATGTTCCGCTGGTCTATTCAACAGCCACAACTCCGTTACAGGTTATTACAGCCCATCCTAGTTACAACGGAACTGCCCCTAACGCTAACGAAGCAATAGCTGCATTCGGAAGACTGTGGGCTGCTGACACAACAGCCGACAAGTCTACGATTCAGTGGTCTGACTTACTTGAAGGGGCTAAGTGGACAGGAGGAAGTTCAGGCTCTATCGACATCAGCAAGGTATGGCCTAACGGGTATGATGAGATCGTAGCTCTTGCTGCACACAACGGATTCCTTGTTATCTTTGGCAAAGAGTCAATCGTAATGTATCAGGGTGCTAGCGACCCTTCTACGATGACCCTTTACGACACCATATCAAGCATTGGTTGCTTCGGAAGGGACTGTGTCACCTCTACTGGTAAAGACCTTATCTTTCTTGATAAATCAGGGCTTAGAAGCCTGTCTAGGACTATCCAAGAGAAGTCTGCACCCATTGGAGACATCTCACGAAATGTTAGCCAAGACTTCAAGATACTCGTAGCAGCAGAGACGGGGAATGTTTCTGTTCACTACTCACCAACGGAAGCCTTTGTGCTGGTTAATCTTCCGTCTCAGTATGTTACTTATGCGTTTGATACACAGTTCCCAATGCAGGATGGCAGTTACCGAGTGACTACATGGACATCCATGAGGCCGTTATGCTTCACGAATCTCGTGGACGATACGCTTTACATGGGGCTTTCGACTGGCATAGCAGAGTATTCAGGATATCAGGACAGCGGGAACTCATACGTCATGAGCTACGAGAGTCATCCGTTAAGTTTCGGCAGTACATCAACTCTCAAGTTTCTGAAGAAGATTAACCTGACCACGTTTAATGGAGACAGTGCTGCCATCTCCATTCGCTGGTCGTATGACTACACTGCTATTTACCGCAACACGGTATTTACTCTTCCGGCCAGCAATGTCGCTCTATATGGGGAGGCAGAGTATAATCTAGACGATGAGTATTCTTCGTCAGTTTCACTGATTAACCGAGAGAAGATCAACGTAAGCGGACAGGGAACAACAGTATCAGTGGGCATTGAAACAGACGTAGATGGTAGCTCGATTGCCATCCAAGAATTCAACATTCAGGCATTAGTTGGCCGAATCATCTAGTCGGAGATAAACATGACGTTAGCAGAGCTTCAACAAGCACTCAGCGGAGTAGGAAAGTTCACTAATCAGTACGGGGATATCCTTGCTGGTATCGGTGGGGCCGTAGCTACAGAGAAGGGAATCTCTGATATTCGGGACACTCAGACTGGCCTGATGCAAGGGCTTACAGGAAGCTCAACTCTAGCCGGGGCTTTTCCTGGAGGTCTGCTTAACTCTGTCAAAGAGGGAATGCAGTTCAAGCCCTTTACTGTCACGGCAGGGACTGGTGCTACCGCTCAAACGGACGCTACCGGAGGGCTTAACCTTAACCTATCTCCCCAGGAGCAAGCTCTTCAGCAGCAACTGCTTGGGCTTAGTGGTGGACTAGCTAGCGGAATAGGTTACGGAAGACAGCAGACTCTCATGGACTTGCTGACAGGTAATCCTGAAGACCAAAGAGCGCGTGAGACTGACATCTATGGTAGGCTTAACGCCATGCAAGCCCCTGAGCAAGAACGTGCAAGACTGGGGCTGGAGCAGAGACTGTTCAACCAAGGAAGACTTGGAGTTCAAACATCGATGTTCGGCGGAACCCCTGAAGCTCTAGCTCTAGAGAAGGCGATTGCAGAGCAGCAAGCTGGTACGGCAGTTAGTGCAATGGGCCAGGCTAGAGACGAACAGTCTCAACTCTCCGGTCAAAGACTACAGGCTCTACAGACACAGATTCAAGAGCAAGGTTTGATGGCTCAGTCTATCCCTGAGTTCTTAAAGGCTGCTTACACTCCGCAGGCCGGATTGCTTGGGGCATTGAGTCCTTCTGTTGACCTCTCACGAATCCAGTCAGCACTACAAGCGGGCGGGACAGAAGCTGTATCTAACCTTGGAATACAGGGTCTTACAGCACAGACAAACCTTGAGTCGTTCATTAACGCTCAAAGACAGCAGCAGCTTCAGGGATTGTTTCAGCTACTTGCAGGCGGGCAGCAAACAGATGCAATAAACAATCAGACCAATGCAAATACTAAGCTATTCAGCCTGCCTTTCCCTCCACAACAACTGGGTAACTACTAACATGGCTATTGAAATTACCTCCCTGTTCCGAGACATACTTGAGTCTCCCGAGCAGAAGCAACAAAGACAGATGGCAGAAGGGTTTGCAAGAAGCCAGAACGCAGTATCCCAGCTAACGGGCTTGGCTACAGCAGCAGCCCCTTTGGTAGGGACTATGGCTGAACTACAGGGTCGTCGCACTGAAGCCCTTCAGAGAGGAGTGGGAGGTCTTTTGGGTAGGGATGTGCGCTCTACCTCTGAGAAGCTCCAAGATGCACTCAAGGGATTTAACCCTCTAGACCCTCAGAGCGTTTCTCAGACTACTCAAATGCTTCAATCTATAGGCTTGGGCGCGCAGGGCGCAGAGATTGCTGCAATGGCTCTTGAGGAGCAGCAGAAGTCTAAGGCAATGACGGAAGAGACTGCTCTTCGGGCGCAGCAGGCAACGTCGAACAATCTTGCCATTGAAAGCTCGCAACAGCAAATTGCCGCAGAAACTCTAAGGGCTGAAAGAGAGCAGGAGTCTTATGATCAGGCCAAAACCATTATTACTAACTCCTCTAATATGCTAAGGAGAGTAAATCCCGCACTAGCAAATACTTTTGAGGGGCTATTTCCAGCAACTCCAGAAGGCGCGACTATGGCTAGATCGGCCACGCTAGCTGCCATGCAAGCGCCAGAAAGAGACCTGATTACAGAGACTGTTATAAATCCAGAAAGTGGGCTGCCAGAGGTTACTCTTTTCGACAAGAACGACCCTGCTTACCGGCAAGCATTGGGGGTGGATGATTCTTCATTATCCGCAAATGAAGGAAAGCCGTTTGGCCCAATGCGGGCAGCCAGCGGGCAGGCTATTCCGCAAGATGCGTTTAATGCCAAAGCGCAGGTTCAGTCAATATTTAGCCTAGCCTTTAACCCAAATCTTGAGGCCGTTGTTGGCCCTAATGATGTCCGAAGGGCGCTCTTTACATTCAACCTTGCTCCAGAAGCTGCGGCCATTAGGAATCAAATAGAAAGGTCTCAGGTCGCAGGAATACTGCCAATTGTTAGGCTGATTGCCCCTGTTACAGAGCCTGACGTTGTGCTTCTAAAGGAAACGCAGCTAGGGCCGAAAGACAGCCAAGAGACGTGGATAAAAACGACAATAGAAGAAATTGTCCCCAATGCCATCAATGTAATGAGCAGAAATTTAGCAGAAGAAGGCCAAAGCCTATCCGCCGTTCATCAGCTTGCATTTGCCTCGTCTGAGAGGGTTTTGCAAGAGGTTGTCAACAATCCGGGAATATTTGGAGACTACAGCCTGAATGATGCCGTTAACGGCGCTTTTGCCATCCTGCCTAATATTAACAATGTTGACGTTAAAGAGCTTCCGACATCCTTGACAATATTTAAAACTCCGTCAGGGACTCTTTTTAGCGGAGAGATTGTCAACCTTCTTAGGCAGAGACAAAATCTTACAAACGAGCAAGTAATCGATCAATTTGATCTAGAAGTTCTGGAGCGATAAATGAGCAGAGAAAGCACGTTGGCCGCACTACAGGCGGCGTCATCTTCTCCAGCAGTTGACGAGGTGGCAAGAATATCAGACCTGACTGGTGCCGCCCAATACGAGGGACTGCGTAGAGGCGCTCTTGAAACAAATCTTATATCCGCCGGAAGGAGAATGACAGAAGTAGGGCAGGCAGCAAAGCAACTGTACACAATGGGAGCTGAAGCCGTTGGGCTTGCCGAAGAAGGTTCTACATCTGCTTACACCGATCAGATCAGGAAAGAGGCCGAGATGTATGCAAGAACCCCATATGCTCAAGGGGGAACCTTTGGGCAAGTTGTTGCTGACATAGTAATGACCCTTCCTGCGCTTGTTGTTGCTGGCCCTGCTGTTGCCACCCTAAGAGGGGCTGCGGCTCTTGGCGCTCTTGGCGGTATATCTAGGCCAGCATACACTCAAAGCGATCTAAATCTTCTAAATCCTGAAAGGGTTCAGAATGTGGCAATGTCTACTCTTGCATCTGTAGGCGGCACATTTTTAGCAAATAAGCTCCTTCCTGCCGTAACAATGAAGCTACAGGAAAGAATTGCATCAGCGCCGTTTAGTGTCGAAAGAATATCATTAGAGGGCGTGCAGAGGAGCGCGGCAAAAGAGGCCGTTGAGTCTGCAAAAGCATTTAACTCATGGGTTACCCCGGCCGAGGCAACAAAGGACGCTATTGCTAGACAGAGAGAATCCGGGCTAAGGTTATTCGGAAAGAGCACTAGGGGTCTGTACGATAAGATATTACAGCGAGAAGAGTCGGTAAGAAACTCGCTTAATAAAGTTATTAACGGAATAGTCCCAGAGGGCGATCTGGCAGCAAGGCAGGCGGCAGCTCAATATTCTGACACTGCATATCAGACTAAGTTTCCTTTGATGAATGATCTGTTAGATAGCGACCCAATATTGGCAGAAATGTATTCTCAGATATCCAGCACTGCAAGGAAGGAGTTTGTCAGAAGGTCAGGGGGGAGAATTGACATAAAGCCTGAAACGGTAGGAGAGCTGCACTTAATGAGGCTTGCGCTTGACGACACTATTAAGACAGCCAAGGCAACAAGCGGCGGCGTTGTTCCTGCCGGACTTGCCGAATCAAGAAGATTTCTTACTGGAGTTGCAGATATTTATGCCCCAGAATATGCGCTCCAGCGAGGAATTAGCCAGAGACTTATATTTAAAGACAAGCTCATTGAGGTATTGCGCGAGGCAAAAGATAAGGACATCACTACAGATAACTTCTATAAGACCTTTCTTTCTTCCGAATCGAAAAGATCAGAGCTGTTTAAAGAGATAGACAATATCACTGAAAAGCCAGTATCTGATGCGGTAAAGGCCAATATTCAGGCCATTACTCCGTTGCTAAGGGCGCTAAACGATAGCCCATTATACAAAGCTCTTGGCATAAGAGGATTGGATATTAAGGGCCAGGGGGTCGGCGGCATGATTGGTATTGCTATTAACTTTACAACGGCAATGACGAAGGGGGTGCTTGATAGGCGAATAGCTGACTTTATTACAAGCCCCTCATGGATAGAGTCATTCACAAAGAGGGCGGCGAATAAAAGTACGCAGCAACAAAATAGGATAATGGTAGAGGAGTTCTACAAGTATATGGGAAGAACTGCGCCAGCGGTTGCGTCATCCCTGAACTTTTCAGGAGCAACAGAGCGTCTTGAGCAGGAGCAAAGAAAAGCCCCATAACGGGGCTTATTCTCTAGGTGGTTACTCGGCCGACTCTATCAGTTTGTTGAGATACCACCTAGCCTTCTTCAAGGACTCCACTCCTCCCTTCTCTCTCCATCTCCACATATACTTCACCACGTTACCCTTCATATGCCCTTGGAACTCAAACGTAGACATCTGCGCTCGCATGGCGTCAATACATTCAATGTCACCACTAGCATAGTGTGCTGGCTTATCCACTGAATCAAACGGATCAACATAGCTCCCTGGCGGGTCTTGCGGGAAACGCTTATAGCCTCGCCAAGTGAAAGCGTCAGGATCGTCAGGGGTAGTAACAGCGGCAGTAACAGTCACAGTGTCCACGAAGTCTGGCCCAGAGCAATCTGTCTTCGGAGAGACCAGGGGGAGGGATATATACACCTTCATTCCTACTACATCGTGAGCAGGAACCGTCTCAAACAATGGCTGATGACTTCCGTTATCCTCGATTAGCCTCACGATAGTTCCCCCGGGAAGCCAAGAATGACCTGCCAGCATGAACCTATCCCCGACTCTGTATCCAGCTTCTTCACAAGGAGTCATGAGACCTCCAGCGGAATGGCCTTCTCGCCACATGCAAGAGGTCTAACAGCGTAAAGAGAGCATGACCTAGACGTACACGCCTCTACCTGTTGTCTCCACGTTCCTGGCCCTGAAACAGCATCATAAATGCACTCCTTACATTTATCGTTAATAGCCTTCCTCATGCTTGGTCTTTTAATCATATAGCCCCCTAGTGGATTAGAACGTCTCTGTCTCGCTCTGCTATGATCTCGCACTCACACGCAGAACACTTTATATCACCGCTATCAAACACATTGAACAAGTCATTATAACATTCAGGACAAGTAAGCAAAATCAATATCTGTGTTTTTTCTTTCATTAAGCTCTCCACTTTCCATCGATTATCCACAAAAGTGATCTCTTGCCATTGGCATAGATTACACAGTGCGTCTGTGACCAACTGCTAGGGCCGGAGTTATATTCCAGCTTCAGGTTTGAGGAGGTTCCTACTTGATACACCCCATCCATGACCCCGGCTGTATGACTGTGGCCGATGATTGACTTCACTCCTATCCTGCCAAAGCCTTTAATGGCTCCCCTAGAACCGTTCGGGCCTTTGTCTCCGTGCATCCCTACTTCTATTCCCTTAATCATTACAGATTCATCACGTCCTGGAAACTCACACTGATGGACTGTTTTTAGCTTTTGCTGCATCCAATATACAAACGGGTCTAGGCAACTCGCGCCTGAAGGGGACATATGCGCTGACTCGGCTAAAGCAACTGCTGTTCGTAGGTAGAAAAGACTGTTCTCCGGGTCGTCTCTCCAGTCAGTCTCAGATACCCACTTTAAGAGGGCATCCGGGTGGTTAGAAGCGGCAAAGATAATCCTCTGGCCTTCTCTAGCCCACTTGTCCACGAATGCAGCACACTCGTTTATTTCGTCCTCGACTCCACCCCTATCTGCTTTCTGCTTGGCTATCTTGGTAAAGGGTAGAAGTCTGTGGTGGTGGTTCCTTGAATGGAAATCTACCGCATCGTGGTAGACAATCGCTTCAGGCTTGAGCAGGTTCATCATTGACAGCTTGTCGCTGAATGTAGCCTTGACTACACCCTGATCTACGAATCGTTCGTGCAGATCACCAAGGACTAAAGCTGCTACCGGAACCCCTATGGAAAACCCGAACGCCGTGTAGAAGCAACTCAAGTCATAGAAACTGCCATCGTCGTCGAGATTCAATTGCCGAATATGGAAGCGGTCACCGTCAATCTCCACGACCAAAGCCCCAAAGGTATGGTGGTGCTCGCCCTTCTTGCCAGCCTTAGAGTCTGAGTAATTGTCTAGGGTAATGGCCCCTGTCGTATGGACAATCTTGGCTAATCGGTGTTGAGGAGTGGGGATTGAAACAGCCTCAAGTTTCGGATGGCCTATGATTGTTGATTGGCCTCCGCAGAATGTCTCCATTCCTGAAGTAGGTCTAGTGGCGGTAGGCTGAACCCGGATGTCAGCCAGGAGGACTAGGTTAGAGTTCAATTCAACTCGCTTATCCACGAGATCGTTCTGAATCTCGTTCGCCCACCAATCCTGTTTGTCATCAGCCTTTGTCCATGCTGAAGTTGGATTGTGGTATCTGTTGGGTACTACAATCAACTCGGCCTTGTTCTCGGCACAGTAAACCCTAAGTGCAGCGAGACCTTCCTTGAATACTGGTGTTGCGTTCTGTGCTGAGGTGATGACGTAGCGGGCCTTGCTCTTGGTGCTGATATGCTTCGAAACTAACTCTGCCTGCTTTGAGCCAATCGGCTTGATCTCGTTAGTCGCAGGGCTATAAATTCCACCCCTAGACTCTCTTGCAAGGAGCTTCTCGTATGTCTCGGTTATTGTCCCCCTAGTGATGCCCAGCGCCCTAGCAGCCTTGCTATAAGACTGCGCGGTTATCATCGCCTGATAGTGCTCACGCTGTTTGTCTGTTGTGCAGTATTCCATTAGGTCACTGCGGATGATCATGCTGCCCCCATTGATACGCCATTGCGTCAGCTATTCCCTGATAAGTAGTTGACCGCAGCTTCCATCTGTCAGGGCTAGGCGGCATCTTGTGTATCCTGTCTGATCGGCCTTCAACAATGTTAGTCGGAGTAAGAAGCGGAAGACCTTTAAGCCACAAGCAAGTAGCCTTTGTCTCCCCGTGACCAAACTGCCACGGCTGGACGATCTGGTCTGGCTTTCTTATCTTGGTGCTGATAATGCTTACTGGATTCTCTAATGCAATCATTGGAACTGGAGCGTCCAAGAGTCTTCTTACAAACTCTAAAGCGGCATGCTGCCTTCCGTCTGCCCTTTTCTCCGGGAAGTGTCTCGCTCCGCTTACGGCAAGGTGTGTGCAGGGAGGATGAGCTATCATCAAGTCAAACTGTGATAGATCAAGATCAAATACGTCTCCCTGATAGTGCGGCCCAGGCGAGTCAGTAGGCAAAAGGTCGCAGGACATGGCTTCGTGCCCCCCCCTGATAAACGCATCTCTAACTCTGCCGGAGTATTCGCAGGCAACCAAGACTTTCATAAAGTCACCCCAAACAACGAAGCCACAAACAACAACAGGCAGCTTGCCGCAATCCATCCTACAAACTGCCATCGAGCGCGGTCCTGCTCTTTGATCCTGATTATCTCCTGAGTGCTGAGAGGGTTTCCGTCGTGATCTGTTTTCATGAAGACTTCCTCGTCTGGTGATAAATCCAGCTATGAATTGTATTCCCTGATCTCTCCAGTCTGATCGCTATCTCCTTCTGGGAAACTCCCTTCTTGTGGAGTCTTCTGGCTTCTTCGACTTCAGCGAAAGGAGCAACTGCCCTATGGTGCTTGAGGTCTTCCTTCTCCATCCTACTTGGATTCGTGAGGGATATAAATCCAACTCGGTTCATGTCTCTGAGTACATCTGCCATCCCGATCATATGTCTATCCCCTTATCCCTGAGTCTTCTCATTGCTGCGTTAAAGCACTTGGCCTGTATCTCAAAGCTGTCAGCGATTATGCAATCAGGAACACCACACGATCTTTCCCGCTTGATTACATCCAGGATGCACATCTCTTCCTCTTCCTCCACCTTTCTTGCCCACTCTGCTTTGATTACAGGCATAGCCACCTCACAGTTGTGATTCATATTCTTTTATTTGAGCCTTCAGGGTCTTAGTAAACTCCTCGATCTCTGCCCTGTCAAACTTCTTTGGAGTCCAAGCCAGAGCTTCAAGGTGATCCAGGAAGTCTTCTCCGTACATCTCCACCATGTACCTTCGATAGGCTGTCACTACCTTGATATCCCCATGAGACATTCTGATATTGCAGCCCTTGCATTGGGGATGGATGTTCTCTTCCAAGAGTTTAACTGACTTATCACCACGAGAGAAGTAATGCCCTGCGTCTAGCTCCTTCCAGTGCTTCTTAACTCCACAAGAGACACAAGTCACATAGCCTTCGATGTTCTCAGCTATTGCAGCCTTCATCCTCACGACCTTCTGCAAGGCTACAGCACAGTCCTCTACTACTTTGGCTATGGTCTTCTTCTTCATGTCAGTCCTTTAGTTCCCGACCCTGCACTGCTTACCCAATTACAAGCGTGAAAAAAGCAGGGCCGGGGATTCGTTAAAAGAAGCGTTTGTGCTTCAGTGCTCTAACTGTTCTATCGCACCGAATCATATCCTCGCCTTTCATGTACGGCCTCTTAGCCAGCAAGAGGGGAATTCGTGAGGACTCCAGGTATGGACTGTACTTCCTGAACACCTTGACAGCTTCTTCACTTAGTGTGTGGTCTCTCTTTATGTCTTCCATACTAGTCCTTATCTTGAGTCCTTGCTAGGCCAGGGGACGTGAATCCCCTTTTCTGCAAGTACGGAGTTGAGTCTGTCGAATACTTCTGTCATCTCGCCCGGAGTTAGCTCAGACGAGTGCTCCTTGCCCGTTACTGCTACCTGCATCGCGTGCCAGATTTCCTCCTTAACTGTCATCTCGTTAAAGGGAACCTGATAACCCGGCTTAAAGAACTTCCCTACCGATATCCCTGCGTCATTCAAAGTCTTGGACACTTCTCGTAGGTAAACATGGAGAGAGGCATTCTGTCTACCAGTTCTTGTCTCCCCCTTCCATGTCCACACCACGAGCCTGTCCTTCATGTACTCTTGGGCAAACTCTAGGAACTTCTTTCTTGTGTGGTCATCCTTCGTTACCCAAGATTCGCTCATGCAATGTCCCCAAACTTAACATCCAAGGCTTTACAGATAGACCAGAGAGTCGATGCGCTCATGCTGGGGCGGTTCAAGAGACGGTTGTAGTTACCTGCATCCATCCCTATCTTCTCCGCCACCTCTCGCTGGGATACCCCCTTCTGGGCGTGCAGCTTCTTCACGCAATCCCCGAAGTGCGGGAGACTAGAAAGGGATGTCGTCATCGAAGTTATCTCCTGCTGGCTTTGATTGCTTTGGCTTCTGTGCCTGCGGAGCACTGCCACTATCTTTCCAAAATATCTTAACATTGCCAAGAATTGGGCCTTTCTCTCCAGCATCCTTCTTCTCCTTTGAAATATCCTGAGTGACCATCCCATGATTGCCGTACTGATCCGGCGTATCGATATCAATGAACACTGTTGCGTCAAGGTATGTCCCCTTAGCCCCTTTGTACAGCAACGCCTTATCGATCTTGCTGACATCTATCTTGACCTGCACCCCTATCTTACTCATGTATTGCTCCTGAACTTCATTGTTAGTATTTCAATTGTTTTTACTGCGTCGATCACGGCACACTCCAGCGCCTTGATGAATTCCTCGTCTCGAAACACTCGGACGATTAGCGGCTCCATCTTGGGGTGATAAGACATGAAGTCCCACCAGTCCCTTTCCGATATCCACAAGCATCCTTGCACCTGTTGGAAATACTTCGTGGGCAATACGTTGTCTCTAAGGTACTCAACGTGAGTATGTCCAGATGGACACTTGATCTCTAAACCTCCGTTCTCTCCCACCAATCCATCAGGACTAGCCCCTGCCTGTAGGGTATCGTGCATCAGGAACCCTACTTGTATAACTAGGTTCCCCGTCTCCATCTCATAAGCAGTCCTTGCTTGAGGCTCCAAATCCATGCCCCTTTGCATCGGGTCTGTGACCTGGAAGAACGTAGGCTCTCCCGTAAGTCTCTCAGCTACCAACTGGTTGATGTAAGCATCAGCCTGGGCAGAAGCCCTGCCTGTTGTTGTGATTAACTTTGCGTAGGAGCTGGCACTTGGAACCCCTAATCTTGCCTGTATCCACTCAGGACTGCCCTGTTCGCATTCAATGATTCTCATTTTAGTGCCGCCTTAGCTGCATCAATAATTCCAGCGCAGCTAGCTCTCTCGTCACTCGTCATGCCCTTGTATAAGGCCCGCAGATCGTCAAGGTTCGACGCTGACGCCACTGCCTTTACCTGAGCAGGGGTAGGAGGAGAAACTGCCTTGTGCTCGTCAGTATCCGCATCCTTCGTGTCATCGATAGCAAACAATCCGTTGAGTGCGTACTTTCTTGCGTAACTTGATGCTGTCCCGGTGATCTGGGAGTCGTCCATTCCCTTCTTATCGAAGGACTCTCTTGCAAAAGCCGTTGAGGTTCCGATAACCACATCACCCTTGAAGACTGTAGCTACAGCCTTGACGTAAATCCTATCCCCAACCTGCACCATGTCGTCACTCAGGTTTATGTGGCATCCATGCTTGAACAGGACAGGCTTTGCAGCCTCTACGATGTCTTCACATGATCGGTACTTGTACTTCCCGAAGGAGTTGAACTGGCCCTTCGGAGCCTTTAGTTCTGCCTGGATATCTTTCATTGACATAATTCACTCTCCACCCTGTTGGTCTCTCGTTCTTGTTTTGTGTATTCGTGAGCAAAATCGTCTAGCTTTGCTTGGAAGTAATCTCTGTGCTGATCTACTAAATAGTAGATGTGATCCCTTAAAGCTAAGTTTCTGAAGTCGTTGACCGTGTGTGGCTTCATCCCAAGCAATTCTGCCAGCTCTGCGAGATCGTCGTTGGTGAGGATGATGAATCCATCCACTGCACACACCAGAGATGTCAGCTTTTTATCAATCCAATCTTCTATTATTTTCATTTCTTTCCCCTTTTTTGCTGTAGGACTACAATATAATTCAGGTGGAAACAGGAGTCAAGCGTTCCTTTTCATCACTTCATCAAGATTTTTCACTCTATTTTCTTCGGACGTAAACTGGAGACTTTGATCGTGGAAGTAAAGATTAACCTTCCCTTCCCATGCTCCATGCCTCTGCTTCTCAACGATCAGGACTTGATCTGAATTTGATTGGAAGTATTCTAGGTTCTTCAGTTCCAGATTCATGCCCTTCATGGACTCCCGTTTTTTGTTCTTCCATACAATAACTAGGTTATCGCATAGGTCTACCAGTTGACCTGCTCCACGAACATCGAATTTATTGGGCTGGTACTCTTCACCCACGTTGTTGGGCTTGCGAACGTGGCAAACCAGATGTATATGGCATTTTAAACTCTTGGCAGCCCACTGTAGGCGGTCAATGAAATCGGCCTCTTTGTCCCTGTCGGATGTGCCTAGACCGCACTTCGTGAGAGAGTCGATTACTATGTGCTCGCACCCCATAACCTTCGCGCAATAGTGGACGAATCCCAGTATCTTGTCTGACTTAACCGTGTCGAGCTGGTCGTAGATCAGTAGGGTTCTATCAGCGTAGTCGGAGAATCGTTTTACAAAGGCTTCAGGAGGACTTCCAGTTCCTGCTGCCTGTAAGCACATTCTCCACAAGGTCTCTGTCGGCTTCATCTCTAGTGACGCAATGGCTACCCGGTGAGTCTCAAGGAGGTTAAGCATCACCTGGCCCAAGAGCATGGACTTCCTGTGTCCATTCATTCCCCCCCAGAGGGTCAACTCGCCCGGTCTTAACCGAAACAAAGGGAATGTCTTAGCCCAAGGTAGACAGTCTCCAGTAACTTTCTCCCCATGACTTCGCTCGATTAAGTCCTTCTCCCAGCGTCCTGCTGAGTGAATCTCTTGGGCTTCCCCCGAACCGACTATCTCGATGTAGTCTGAGAAGTTAACTCCACTTGGAATCTGCATTAGACCTCCTTAACAAAACTTGTATTCGTGGGGATGGATAGCTTCTGTGCTTCTCTTCTCTTCCAGTTCTGAACTGTCGCTTTCCAGTCCTTCATTGCCACCCCGTTACTTAGATTCCATCCTTGCGCCGTGTAGTACGTCACAAAGTATTCGTGGTCAATCTCGAATCCAATCCCGCCAGCGTATTCTAAAACCTCCTCAGGAGTTGGTGCTTTAAATCTCTTTCGTACCGCCTGCTTTTCCCTAAGTGGTTCTTGGTTTATGGTTAATGGTTTATGGTTAGGTGGAGGTTCGTTCACGGTTGGTTCACGCTTCGTGCACGCTTCGTTGATGACTGATCGCTTCTTCTCCTCACGATCAATCGCTATGCGCTTGTTTATCTTGCTGTTTTCGTGATAGGCAGCAATCTCCTCCATGATTCTGCCCTGAACATAAACACCGTCATCAAGAGTGAAAAACCTACGCAAGACAGACTCAACTGCCAGTTTCTCTTCCTCTGTTGACGCCCACGCCCAGTCAATAGCCTCACCAACCGTGGGAAAGCGTTCACGGTCATAGCACGCATCTATCAAAAGCGTGTACGCTCCGTGCTCTAGAATGGAAAGCCTCCCTGCTTTCTTGTGATAGTCCCCTATGTTTCTTTTGTAATAGTGCATGACTAGCCCCTGTTTGCCTGTAGAACTCTCAATCTTGCGCCTAGCACGGCCTGCTTGTCCATCTCCGACATCCTTTCCCCACGAGAAAGCATAGTTTTACTAATCTCAATGAGCATTTCGTCCACTAGAGGAGCATCCTTACGAGTGATTCTGGTTGCGCTATAGCTCATACCCTTGTCTGGCATCAGTGCGCCCCAGTCCAAGCCTATTGAGTCTAGGATGTCACCAGTTGAGCAACCTGCGTGGCAGTGTATCAAGACCCTCTCGTTGTCCGGCTGGCTTATTACCAGGCTAGGCGACGAATCCTTGTGCGCTGGGCATCTAGCTATCCATCTGTTAGTCCCTGACGGCTTGCAGTGCTCGAGCCGCTCTATGATTTGATCTGCTTTCATGTCAACCCCTGAATTCTATGTGTTATAATCGGTTCCTGTCACCGCCCGAGCATCCCCCTCTCTAGGCGTCTTTAGCCCCTTTCCTTGGGGCTTCTTTTTATACCCGCCACCCTAGTATTGCTTCGCTGCTAGAATCGCTGATAGAGCGCCATATACATCCTAATGGTGCCTTCGTGGACTGGCTTGGGCTGTCTCTCCTTGTCTCTGTACTGGGCCTGTAGGATTTTAGAGCACTTCGAGTGATCCTGCCCTGACCCCCTTCTTTCCTGGCACACTTCGCACTTATATTGATCCATCATTTGTCCACCTCGATTCTGGTACTTCGCTCAATTTGCGGTAGCTGTCTCTCGGTTCTTCGTTTATGGGTCTAATTCCATGCTCAGAGTCTAAACTTTTTTGAATCTCGGAGAGGGTATCAGATAACAGCACTTTGCGCTTGCTTTGACTTAACTTTTTCAGGAATTTAATCATCGGCCTGTACTCCTGATTCTTTATCAGCTAGGGGGCGAAGCCTAAGGTTGTCCCATCTGAAATTGCTGGCATCCCCGTCAATGTGGTCTATGTGACCGTCCGGCATCTTTCCGGTCATGTAGAGGTGAGCAAGCCGCGCAGCTCTGTACGGCACGCTCATAATTTTAATTTTGCCTTGCTCTAGCAGCATTTTGCCGGTGATTTTGCCGAGACACCTTGTCCCATTAGCAGGTTGCTGGATTCGCGTAAAATCCCCAGTGTACGGGTTGTAGTGGACGTGACGCTTTAGCTGGTACTGGTTGCTGATATTCATCTGCCCGTGCTCCCAAACCCGCCAGCGCCTCTATCCGTAGTTGATAGTGCATCCACCTCGATCATCTCAACGGGCACCACCGGCATAATCACCAGTTGCGCCACTCTGTCGCCACGTCTAATGTAATGGCCTCCCGTAGATGCAAGAGAAAGCATTACCTCGCCCCTGTAGTCGCTATCTATCACGCCCACTGAGTTTGTAAGACTGACCCCTGCTTTCCCCAGGCTGGAGCGGATAAACACCAGCCCAACGTGGTCTAAGGGCACTTCTACTGCTATTCCTGTGCCCACTAGGACAGACTGTAGGGGCGACACCAGCGCATCGGTATCAGAGTAAAGATCAAGCCCTGCCGCTCCTTCCGTTCCCCTTTTTGGGGTTATTGCTGTGCTTGTTAGCTTTGTAAATTTCATGTCGTGCTCCTTATGCCTTGGTATCGATTATTAGCCCAGGTTCTACCGTTTGCAGGTATTGCGCGGCCTGAGATTGTTTTATCAAGTCAACGATCAGCGCAAGCTCGGTCTGTTTTTCGAGGTCTGTCATGATTGGTCCTTGTCGATGATGGCGCGGAAAATAAAATCAAACAGGCCCGGAGACAGCTTTAGCTTGCGCGCAATGTGCGGGTCAAAGCAGTCGCACGATTGAACTTTTGCAAACGCACTTTCCTGCGGCATGTACGGAGAAAAGCATTTTTTACATCTGTCTGTTGTCGTGGCGGGCATTATGTGCTCTCCTCCTTGTCGATTATGGCGCGTATCAGCGCCTCGTCTTCTGCGTAATACACCGAGCTGAAAAGATGCTCTAAAGTATCAACACTCACTATCCTGTGGGTGTCGGGGATGACGTAAACCGGATGCACCCCGTCTGGCAAATCCACACGCATTTGCAGTTCAATGTTTTCCATCCCTGCTATTCCGCGCCAGTGTGAAACGCAGATGGATGCAACCGGCTTGATCTCGCTCATTGGGTTCTCCCTGCTCATCCTTCCCCCTCCTGCGCCGTGGCATCTACCCACTGCCCGGCTGTCAAAATTTGGATTAGCTTGGCTTTCTGTGCGGCCCTAGCAGCGTCCCTAGAAGCGGCCCAAGCAGCGGCCCCAGCACCCCTGGAAGCGTCCCAAGCAGCGTACCCAGCGTACCCAGCAGCGCCCCTAGAAGCGTCCCCAGCAGCGCACACCGCAGCGTACCAAGCAGCGTACCCAGCAGCGCCCCTAGCAGCGTACCCAGCAGCGCCCCAAGCAGCGGCCAACTCCGCATCTGTCGCCAGATCATCTGCGTGCCGCCACGCCACGTCTAGCGCGGCAATGCTGCGATTGTCAGTCATCAAGTGCTGGACCTGCCTCGCGCACCAGACAGCGTATTTGCGCCAAAGATTTGAGTATTCAGGGCGGCAGCGCAAGCACCACAGAGCGTCATCCAGATCATTGCTTTCGAGGATGTCCGTCATGGGAAACTGTGCGTCCATGTCGGCGCTCTTGCCACCTTTCGACGCAAGCACTTTTTTCCAGCCGCTTTCGCACGGTGATTTTTCGCGTATTTCATTCAGGCTAATTTTTATCATAATTTGTTCTCCCGCGTCGCGGCGCTTATAAGTTCTATTGCCTTGGCTAAGTTATACAGCGCCATGCCGACAGGCAGCAATTGCGCCCGGTCTGTAGGCTCGACTACGCAGTGTCCGCTGTGATAGCCGGTTACTGCTGCGATGGGATATGCCGCCTGTGGGCTGGCTGTTGCCACCCGCCTGTGCATAAATTCGCGCAGTTCCGCAACTGAGACGCTTTCCGTGCCATCCATTTCCTCGGGATTCGCTATCGTGGTGTAGTATTTCTTCGCGGCAATAAACTCTTCAATGTCCAACGCTGGAGCCTCCCCCTCCTGCGCCGTGGCGCTCAATTGTTCCCTGATTTTACTAATCAATAGGCGGACATCCTCCGAACGTATATACATAAAGTTGCTTTGCATGCTCTGCGGTGATTCGTGTTCGTCAAACCAGTCCTGAACTTCTGAGTCGGTCATACATGAAACCCCTGCTTTTGTTCGTCTTGTAGTTTATCCAGCGCCGCCCAGATTAGCTCGGCGATTTCAGCATCGGCCCGTTCCGTGAGCATGTTCCCGGGTAATTCCTCGTAGATTTCTCCTTTAGGGTCTAAAGTGTACATGCTACGCAGTGACCAAGTGCCGTCCTTGTAAGAGTCTATGTAGACTCCCAAATCGATTGAATGCCACGTGATTTTTATCATAGTACTAATGCTCCCGCAATAATTATTGAACATAGCAGACATCCGAGCATGCAAATTGCCTCTTTCTGGTCTTCGTTCATATCTATTCCCCTTGTTGTTGGTTGTTTAAGCTATCAGCGCCCTGCATAGGGCATTGCCTTCAGTGTTATCTAATGCCGTCTCTATTGCCTCAGCGTACTCAGTAAACTGAGCGTGAGACGCCGGAAGTATCTTCCCCGTGCCTGTTCGGTGGCTCTGTACTACTAGCCCGAATGAGTGAACAGAGGCAACGTAGGCGCTTGAAAGGAATATCTGACGGCCTTTGATGTATCGCGTTGATCTTTCCGGTATGGTCAATGTGTTCATGTTCTTCCCCTTAGAAGTCTGCAATTATTATGGTTTCATCGTCACAAGGAATAACGATGGTGTTATGTTCCAGCTCTTCGATTGATTCCAGCCCGTAAGCTTTTAGTGCATCTTCAACAGTGTATTGACTAAAATCGCAGCAGATTTCAATTACATCCAATTCGAAATCGTCTGCATTTTCGAAGTAATCCCATAGGGCCGATAGCCCTGAATAGTTGAAATTGGTTGGCCTGATTGACAGGAATTCATCTCTAAATATGCTTTCTGTGACTTTTATGTGCATGGTATTCCCCTCAGTTGATTAAGTGACTTTCATGGATACCGCTGTGACGGTATCGAGTAAACCACTACTCTTGATCCCAACACCAGCCATCAATGGCGTAGTATTTAACGCCGCCAACTGTGACGGTCCTGCACTCTATGCGCTCATCTATGTAAACGTCATAAACCTTGTCGCCATCAATTTCGATAGGATCGTTTATCCCGTCATTAACCCATGCCTGAATCTCTCTCATTGTCTCAATCGTGAACCGAGGGCATTCCCAGCCATTCCACAGGCTTTGGTCTGTAATGCCTTGGAATTTTGGCCCGCAATCAATTGAAAATAAACCTTGTGTGAATGTGTTCTTATCTTTCATGGTATTCCCCTTGTTGTTGCTGTTATGCTACTTTGATAGCGCCCATGTAGATGCCGCGCATTCTTGCTTGGCGCTGCCAGCTCCACTGGTTACCGTAATCTCCCGTCCTTCTAATCATTCTTTCCATTCTCTGCGCTTCTTCTTTGGTTATGGTGCCGGACTCATACTGACTGTCTATCATGGCCTGAGCTTCTTTGACTGTCATGCTGTCTCCCCTTTGGTTGTTTTCTTCAATGTGGCTATACTCTCATGACTTGTCTGGAATGACAATACCTATTCGCAAATATATTCAAAATATTTTCATGGTGTGATGGTGTATAGATGTATCGCATTAGATAAGCATCGATGGTGCCTATATAGGGGAGATGATAAGGGAGCATAGATAGCTATATGGGGAGCATATCCCATGCCTTCTTCAGCTCTCAATCCCGGCTAACTCTGGCGATACAGATAATCTATTGATATCGTGGTGATGATAGCCTGGCTGTATCGATAGACTAAAGCTATCGTTAACCTCAGATCGATAACCAATAGGAATAATCTATCGATCTCGTGGGGCTGATAGTCGATAGAGAAAAGCTATTGATATGGGGGAATTGATAGGGGGGAGGGGGGAATGGATAGCAGTATTATTATAGTACCCTCCTAATTTTGCAAAAGACCATTTTCAAACATCCAAAATTCTCCAATGAAATCAGCAATTTAAAAAAAGAGGTAATTTAGATTAAGAAATATCATTTTCAAGTAGGTTTCTATATAACTAAAAGTGATAAAGAATCCATTTGATATAAGAATTTATCATAAGAGATTTGTAACAAACACTTGACAGGTTTTCAGGCTTTTAGTACAATACCCTTGACCTGAACATCAAGGTCAACACCGCAGATTACTTCGCCAGCTCAGTAACTGCAAGCAGCACAGAATGATTGATTGACTTAGTTAGGTTGGTAAGTCTGGTCTGTGACTCCCACGGCAGGGGGAGAACCAATCAAAGAGGGTTTAGCATGGCAGCAAGATTCGTTAGTGAAGCCCTTTACACCAAGAGACCTATTGGAGCCAAGAGGTTCCATGTCAGCAAGCCGTTTATCTTCTACTCAGAGATACTAGGTAGGGAGCTTGTAGTCCCTGAAGGCTTTGAGACAGACTTCGCTTCAATCCCTTGGTTCCTTCAGTCAATGGTGCAGGTTAATGGATTACATATCCAAGCAGCCGTCATCCACGATATGCTTTGTGAATACAAAGACTCATTCGGAATAACCCAGAAGCAGGCCGATCAGGTATTCCTTGAGGCCATGCAGTGTCTAGGAGTAAGGGTCTCTCAAAGAGGCGCTATGTACATGGGAGTTCGGGCATACCAATCTATTACGGGTATCTTTAAGTAATGGCAAGGACTGTTCGAAAGTCTTTTACTAAGTCTGTGTCAAGGGAATGCCGTAATAGCGGCTTATGCCCATACTGCAAGTCAAATAGAACCCACAAGCATAAAAGACACGGCATCCAAGAGTCGGAGCAAGATGAGTGATACGATTGCCTACTACTCCTATCTTGAGGTTCCTCGGTCTTACTGGTATCAAGATGTGCAGGTTGAGCAGACCGATAAGCCTGGCCCTCTAACCACGGAAGAACTACGCAAAGCCCTAGAGTATGGCATCTGGTCTTGGTCACAAAGAACAGGCAAGAAGATCACACACGCAGGGCTGACTAATAGCGATGGATTCTCGACCAGCGGCAAGATCACAGTAACATGGGTAACCCGTCAGGAACTGTACGAGATTTCAGAGAACTACAACGCTGCGGCTGTAACCAGAACTTGGACGTACAGTAATGGAAAGATCGCTGGCGCTGAGATTATGCTTCGTGATGAGTCCTTCCTTGGCGGGCTAAGTGATTGCGCTCAGACCATCATCAACCACGAACTAGGTCATGCGATAGGCATTAAAGGGCATTCCGAGAACAGGTTTGACGTGATGCACTCAACCCTGACTCATTGCCGCTATGCCCTGACTGCTTACGATATAACTCTAGCGGGATACGGGTCAAACACCTGTCACGTTGAGCTTATGAGAAACGGCTCTTTGTATGTTCCTGATCTAATGGCCCTGCTTAAGCGTAAGGGTGAGATATGGACGCTGGAGAGCTACCAAGACAGACCGACCTGCGCTACGACCCATACAAAGGGGATGGATGCGTACTTCGATGATGTAAGATCGCCAGATGGAGTTTACTCGGGCTGGCTGAGATACGCTAACGAGCACTGGATATTAGGCGAATAGAATATGAAAGACCCTAGAATTGAAAGAGCTGGAGTGGAAGGGTTCAATAAGCCCAAAAGAACACCTGACCATCCCACGAAATCTCATGTGGTTGTGGCTAAGGTCGGTGACCAGATTAAGACAATCAGATTTGGGCAGCAGGGCGTATCAGGCTCTCCCAAGAGAGAGGGTGAGTCTAGGGCTGACATGGCTCGACGAGCCTCATTCAAAGCAAGGCATGGCGATAACATAGCCAAAGGCAAGATGTCTGCGGCATTTTGGGCAGACAAGGTTAAGTGGAGCTAAGCATGAATGGTCTTTACGCAAACATAAACGCAAAGAAGAAGCAACCAAAGGACAGCCTATGAAGAGACTCCTTATTATACCTATCATTGCCCTCACGAGCTGCACCAACACCATGAAGGTATTGGACGGCGCTGATTACGTCTGCATAAACGGAGAACTGTCTGGTATCTACACAGGATCAGGAGCGGTTGGCCGAGGACTCAAGATACCTGACGGAGTAGTGTTAACCCCAGAGCTTCTGGAGTCTCTATGCACCCGGTAGAGAAAGCCCTGAAGGAGTATGTCATGACCATTAAAAAAGGTGCTAGGATATGTTGAAGACCACAAAAGGCAAGCCAAGTAAAAAACCAAAAGATAAGAAGAGAAAGCCCAATGGAACTACCAAAGGCGGAACTACCTACTCCGGATATTAGCCAAGAGGCTAAACGGCAGAGAGGTAGACCAAGAAAGGAAGACCGCCTGATGACCCGCCTTCAGTGGGAAGATCAGAAGAAGCAGGTTGCCGGTCGGCCAAAGGGAATGCGTACTGCCATTAAGAAGCTGGAAGAAAGGCTTCTGGATGCTAACAGGATAGACAAGGTAATCGACTCTATCGTTAGGGCTGCTTGTGATGACGAGAACAAGAACCAGGCGGCAGCATGGAAGCTAATCATGGACAGGATGGCCCCAATGAGTCATTACGACAAGAACAAGCTGGGTGATAGGCCGATGATTAACATCAACGTCACTACCGCTGGCGAAACAACTATAAAACAGATAGGCGAAGTATATGACCAAGACTCTGATTGACCAGCTAACCCTCCACGAAGGTTCTAGGAACTTCGTCTACAAAGATACGACAGGCAACTGGACTATCGGAGTAGGTCGGAACATCTCTAGGGGAGGAATGGGTCTATCAGATGAAGAGATAGCATATCTCCTCAAGAACGACATTAAGCGGATTGATAAAGAGCTGGACAAGACCTTCCCGTTCTATAGCAAGCTAGACTCCGTTAGGCGAGATGCCCTGATTAACATCTGCTTCAATGTAGGACTCCCACGATTAAAGAAGTTCCAGTTTGCTCTCAGGGCTTTAGAGTTGGGCGACTACAGTGAGTCTTCTGTTGAGTTCCTTGACTCCATATGGGCAGATCAGGTAGGTCAAAGGGCTAAGGACGTAGCTCACATGATCGAAACTGGTGAGTATCCATAATGGATTTGGATATATCGCTACTGCCCTGGCAGCAAGAAGTATGGAATGACCCCACGAGATTTAAGGTTGTTGCGGCTGGTAGACGTACAGGCAAGTCAAGGCTAGCAGCCTATCTCTTATTGGTGAACGCTCTACAGGCAGACCGAGGGAACATATTCTACGTTGCTCCTACGCAGGGGCAGGCAAGAGACATTATGTGGAACACTCTACTTGAGGTAGGCCAAGGGCTTATCGAGAGTTCCCACATTAACAATTTACAGATCAAGCTGGTCAACGGGATCATGATCTCGCTGAAAGGCGCTGACAGACCGGAGACGATGCGGGGCGTAAGCCTCAAGTATCTAGTTCTGGACGAATACGCCGACATGAAGCCTGACGTTTGGGAGCTTATCCTACGTCCCGCTCTAGCTGATCTCAAGGGCAGCGCCTTATTTATTGGCACACCGATGGGCAGGAATCACTTCTATGAACTCTACAAGCTAGCAGAGCTAGGCCAAGATGCTGATTATAAGGCGTGGCATTACACCAGCTATGACAACCCTATCCTAGAGAAGGAAGAGGTTGATAAGGCCAAGAAGTCCATGAGTTCCTATGCCTTTAGACAGGAGTTCATGGCGTCTTTCGAAGCTAGAGGCTCCGAGATGTTCAAGGAGACTTGGATTAAGTTCTCGGAGACAGAACCTGAAGGCGAATACCACGTTGCAATCGACCTAGCAGGCTTTGAAGAGGTCGGAAAGAAGACCAAATCGAAAAGACTTGACAACACTGCAATAGCTGTGGTAAAAGTCGGCACTGACGGGTGGTGGATTAAGGATATCATAGTCGGAAGATGGACCTTGGACGAGACCGCTACCAAGATATTCCAGATTGTTCGTGATTACGAGCCAACTTCTGTAGGAATTGAGAGGGGTATTGCCAAGCAAGCGGTAATGTCTCCTCTTACAGACCTGATGAAGAAGAGCGGAAGGTTCTTTAGAGTGGAAGAGTTAACACACGGGAATAAAAAGAAGACAGATCGGGTCATGTGGGCGCTACAAGGGCGCTTTGAGAATGGCTTGGTTACTCTTAACCGTGGAGATTGGAATACTCAATTCATGGATGAGCTGTTTCAGTTCCCTGATTCGCTTACTCACGACGACATGATTGACGCACTGGCATATATTGACCAATTAGCAAAAGTATCCTACTCGTCAGACTACGAGGAAGATGATTTCACCGCGCTGGACAGTATTTCGGGCTATTAGCATGAAGTACTGCGCTTGGTGCAAGACGGAAAAACCTCTTGATGGATTTCACAAGCACAAAGGAATGAAAGACGGGCGCTTAAATAAATGTGGAGAATGCGTCCTCTTGTCCGTGTACGCTTGGAGAAAGAAAAATCCAGATGCGCGCAAAATAGAGAATATCAAAGTAAGAGAAAAGGCGGGCAAGCTTGCTAGAGATAAGTACTTTGAGAAAGTAAAACAAAACGCCATTGGAAAAAAGGTGTCAGCTAGTAAATATTCGCACAAAAGAAGACTACAAACAGAATTCTATTTTTGCAAGGAATACGACACGTTTGTTTTTGAAGAGGCGCTGAAGCTATGCCAATTAAGAGAAATAGCAACAGGATTCAAATGGAACGTAGACCATATTGTTCCTCTAAATCACAAAATAGCTTGCGGGTTGCATGTGGCAGATAATTTCCAGGTGGTTCCTGCGCGCTGGAACTTCCAAAAGATGAACAAAAACATGAACGCCTACTCTGTTTCGGGATACTAAATATGCTTGATTCAAACGAAGAAACCATGTCCCAGACTGAAACCCTTGATGGGTGGATTATGGACAAGTGCAGAACATGGCGAGATCATTTTGAGAACAATTACGAAGACCGATTCGATGAATACAACCGTCTGTGGAGAGGCATCTACGCAGACGAGGACAAAACTCGTGAGTCAGAACGCTCGAAGATCATCTCCCCTGCTCTTCAGCAGGCCGTTGAGTCATCTGTGGCAGAGATTGAAGAGGCAACCTTCGGAAGAGGGCGCTTCTTTGATATGCGTGATGACCTTCAAGACCAAGATTCTACCGATGTTGAGTATCTGAGAGACCAGCTATACCGAGACCTTCAGAGAAACAAGGCTCGCAAGGCAGTAGCTGAGTGCCTGATTAACGCAGCGGTCTACGGTACGGGCATGGCTGAGATAGTCATCGCCCAAGAGAAGGAAATGAAGCCTGCCAAGCAGGACATGATGGGCGGTCAACTACAAGCTGTTGGAGTGACCATTGCAGACAGGACTGTCTGTAAGTTACGACCAATCCTTCCTCAGAACTTCCTTATTGACCCAATTGCTACGTCTGTGGATGACGCTATTGGTGTCTGCATTGACGAATATTGCTCTCCCCACGAGATTGAACTACTCCAAGAGTCTGGTGTATACCGAGACGTAGCATTCAACGTCACATATCCAGACCTAGCCCTAGATGTAGATCACGAACTTACTGACCAGCCAGACCAGAAGGTTCGTCGGACTAAATACTTTGGCTTAGTCCCTAGATCACTACTGGAAGACTCTGAAGAATACGAAGACCTTGACGAGGAGGATGACTCTTTCTACGTTGAAGCTATTGTCGTTATCATTAACGGCAGTACTATCGTTAAGGCCGAACGCAATCCCTACATGATGAATGACCGACCCGTCATAGCTTTCCCTTGGGATATAGTCCCAGGCAGGTTCTGGGGTCGTGGTGTGTGTGAGAAGGGCTATAACTCACAGAAGGCTTTGGATGCAGAGCTAAGGGCTAGGATAGATGCCCTTGCCCTTACGATTCATCCTATGATTGCGATGGACGCATCAAGAATGCCAAGAGGTGCCAAGCCTGAAGTAAGACCCGGCAAGATCATCATGACTAATGGTAATCCATCCGAAATTCTCCAGCCCTTTAACTTCGGGCAGGTCTCTCAGATTACCTTTGCCCAGGCAGGTGAATTGCAGAGAATGGTTCAGACAGCTACGGGTGCTATTGACTCAGCCGGAATCTCAGGCTCTATCAACGGAGAAGCTACTGCTGCTGGTATCTCTATGTCTCTTGGCGCAATCATAAAGCGTCATAAACGAACCCTAATCAACTTCCAAGAGTCATTCTTGATACCAATGATCGAAAAGATCGCTTGGCGGTACATGCAGTTCGAGCCAGAACTGTACCCTGTTGCAGACTACAAGTTTGACATCACCTCCTCTCTTGGGATTATCGCCCGAGAGTACGAGGTTACTCAGTTGGTTCAGTTACTACAAACCATGCCGCAGACCTCTCCGGCTTACAGTTCTTTGATTGAGGCGGCTATTGATAGCATGAACCTGTCTAACCGTGAAGAGCTAATCAAGATGCTCAGGTCTGCTGGTCAGGTATCTCCAGAACAACAACAAGCTCAACAGGCTCAACAGGAAGCTGCACTGAAACTTCAGTCAGACTTCCAGCAGTCTCAGACGAATGCCCTTAACGGGCAAGCCAAAGAGTCAGAAGCTCGCGCAATGAAGATGCTGGCTGAGATCAAAGCAATACCCGTAGAGCTTGAGACGGACCAGATTAGGGCCATTACGAGCAATCTATCGGTAGGCACGGCTGACGACAAGGAGTTTGAAAGACGACTCAAGGTTGCCGACCGGGTAATGAATGAAAAGAAGGTTAACTTGGCTATTGCAAAGGAGCTAGCGTGATAACTAAGCAAGACTTACAGGATGTGGTAGCTCAAGTCAATGGTATACTAAAGAACCTTGAAAAGAGAATCACAGAATTAGAGAAAGCGCAAGAAGAACCTAAGCGCGAAATTCTCAAAAGGAATGTTAAGTGAATGACGCTGAATACTTTAAGGCGATGGATGATCTGTTTGCATCCGATGGCTGGAAGATATTGATAGGTGAGCTTGGAGAGAATGCTCACAACATAAATTCTGTTGAGGCAACAAAGGATGTGAATGACCTGTTCTTTCGCAAAGGGCAGTTAAACAGTCTCTCCTTTATCCTTAACCTAGAATCTACCATAGACCATAGCAGAAAAGAGTTAAGCAATGAGAGTCTTTGATTATCAATGTAAAAACACTCATGTATTTGAGTGCTTTGTCAGAGGTGACGAAGACCATTATTGCCCTCAGTGCAATGAGATTGGTAGCCGTATGATCTGCGCTCCACGAGTATATCTCGACCCTACGTCTGGGCACTTCCCAGGCGCTACGATGAAGTGGTTAAACTCAAGAGATAGACAGATCGCAAAAGAACTTAAGGCAAACCAAGATTAGTCCGTTTTCACTGTAGCGAAACAGTGAACCGGGTAGCTAGATTGGTCTTATGAGGCTTAATGATGGCAGAACTAATTGATAGTGTAGAACAAAATGAAGATGATTTCTCCGTACTCGATGAATCTAACGACCAAGAAGTAGCGTTGGAGGCAGAGAGAGAACCGGAAGTTCCCAACAAGTACCGCAACAAGTCTATTCAAGACCTAGTAAAGATGCACCAAGAAGCTGAGTCCCGCATCGGTCAGCAAGGGTCAGAGGTAGGCGAGTTACGCAAAGTTGTAGACAAGTTCATTCTCTCACGATCAGATGAAAAAAAGACCGAACCCGTAGAGGAAGTTGACTTCTTCTCTGACCCTGATAAAGCTGTTGATAAGCGCATTAACTCCCACCCTGCCATTAAGCAGGCGCAAGAGCTTAACGCCAGGATGCAGGGAGAGCAGGCAAAGAGTGCGCTGATGTCAAAGCATCCAGATGCTGCCCAGATTGCTGGAGACCCTGCTTTCGCAGAGTGGATTCAGTCAAGCAAGTGGCGTAAAGAGTTGTACTCCCGAGCAGATAGTCAGTTTGATGCTGAAGCGGCAGATGAGTTGTTTTCCCAGTGGAAGTCAACCAAAAGCGCATCGTCAAGCGTACTAGATGCAGAGAAGGCTTCTCGTAAGGAGACTTTGAAGAAGGCGTCAACAGGGTCGTCAAAGGGAAGTTCTGAGCCGAAAGGCAAGACCTTCTACCGCAGACGGGACATTATTGAACTCATACAAACCAATCCAGAACGATAC